TATTTCTGCCCGTGGTGAAAGGGACTATCACAGGAGCCTTCTAAGCTCTTATTCCAAGTTCGAGTCTTGGCGGGCGGACCAATATCTCATCGGATAGTATTACCGGCTTCGTTTTGATAAATGTATGCATCGTTCGATTCATATATGAATTACCATATGGATATCTTTCAACGTTCAAACAATCATTTAAATCTTACCATATTCCCCGTGGTTAAGAATGACGTGATATCTATCCCCATTAATGGGGTTGATGTCAATGCGCCAAATGATCAATACATCCTGCGAATGATGATCCGATCACCAGAGACTACTGGTTTTGTAATCCCACCCGAGCTACAATGGATTAAAGAATTCGTTACATTCACCAACAACCTGCAAAATAACCTGTTCAGATACCACCCTTACGTCTATGTGACTGTTCGATGTGGTGTGGTGAAATCTGTTACAGACGACGAATGGCATGTTGATGGATTTTCGATGCGTACCCCACACGTACCAGAACAGAACTATATCTGGTCGGACAGTAATTCCACCGAATATCTTGAACAACGTTTTCATATTCCGCATGACTTTGATCCCATGCGGCATAATATTCACACATTCTTTCAAGACAATGCCGATGAATCTAAGATTAAGGCATTGCCAGTAAATCATATTTCCATTATTGACCCATACGTAGTGCATCGCCGACCTGTTCTTCCTGTTGGAACAGTACGTAAGTTTTTTAGAATATCCTATGTGCCAATTGAAATTGAATCTGATACCTGTATGCAGAACCCTTTGCTACCTGTAAGAAAATACAATCGTCTAGACATTCGTTCACAATTAGTTAAATATCAAGGATAATTATGTTGATTCCAAAGCAAAAGACAGTTGAATTCAATCCGGCGAACGCGGCTCATCGTTCCGCTGTTGCGAGTTTTATGAAACGTAATGCATGGGTGGATTCGCCCATTCGTTTCGTTGATGACCCCGAATACGGCAGTGTTCCGGATCAGGTAAAGACACGCCTGTTGCAATGGTACATGGACCAAGAAGCAAAGAAGCGTGTCAAGGTCAAACCAAAGGTAAATATTGTTCTCACAAGGACTAATCATGCATCCTAATTTTCGAGATTGGCAGCTTCGTGCGGCCTTTGCCAAGAATAGAACCTGCATTGAAAATGTAAATGTCAACGGCAAATACATTTATAGAACAGCGCATGACACCATCTCAATCGGTGATGGTAAGGCGATGGAGGAAATGATTGAATATATTTCCAAACTTGAAGCAAAGATTGTGTTAATGGAGAAGCAGAAATGATTGATCATAATGAACGTAACAAAGCTGTTTGTAATGCAAATAAAGAATGGCTGCGGCTTTATCACCTTAACGATAATGTTCTTGTGACTTATCGGGACGGTAATCACCAATTCGGTACTATTGTCGGCTTTGATTACAATTGCTTCAACGAAGTTATTTTGAGGATTCAACTGGTAAAAGAATATCAGGTACCCGGTAGTTCAAAACCGGTTGATACTGCTGCCTTTCTTTGCCTTCATCCTGGTAACAAAACTTTTGAAATTGAAAGGCTGTGAGGTTGAGGAATCTCTTTCTTGCTCTAAGAAACCAGGGGCCATTTAAGAGATTCCTCACCAACTTTTTTGTTACAAGAAATGCCTGGGGGTTGTTTCATAGAAACTCTCATATAAGTCAGTCGACCGGTAAGCCGAAAGTAATGTATAATACATCAATAACAGGGCGTAAAGCCGCTGAAGCTATGGAAAATAAGAATGGTGTGTATTACAGTGTTTACAAGTGCATTTTCTGTGATGGATATCATTTAGGCAGAAACAGGCATAACAAATGAAAGATGCAGTTTTTTATAAAGGCGTATGGTTGGCCAAGAATTCTGAAGCCAAGGAACTGTATGACAAGCAAGAATTTCAAAAGCTGGATAAGCTAATGAAGGAAGTCGACACGGCCGCAAAAGAACTGATGCGTAGGTACGAACCCAAGGTGCCGAAGTGAGAGACTTTCTCCAAAGAGATTTGGAGGTAGGCGACTACGTGGTGTTTACTGTGATTGATCGAGAGGAGACACACTTTTGCGTGGGCATAATTAAGGAATTTACAAAAAACAGAGTGCGTATCGAGTATATGAACCGCTGGAATGGAACTCCTACTCCTACACGTACCGGTGCTCTTGTAACGCCTACGTCTTTACTATATATTGCACCACATGAAGCAACTGCATACAAGTTAAGAACAGGATTGATATGATAAGTGATAAAATTCAAAATGCTGTGGCACTTTGGTGTCATGCTGCTGCAATTGGCCTCTTTGAGACCTTTTCAGCCAAGAAGAACTGCGGCCCAAACTTCACTTGGGCTGACTTTCCTGATTTTGTGGCTGATTACTGCGAAAATATGGTATTTGTCAATGTTAGATATCCCAAGAATGTAAAAGCAGAAGTAGAAGCACATGCTGCTGATACCGGTCGTAAACTTGCCGAAAAGCTTGTAAAATGTGTAAATAATTTGCAGAGTTAAGTTAGAAAAGGGTGCTTTGTGCGACTTTAGCATAGAGGTAGTGCCGGGACCTCATAAGTCCTATGGGACTGGTTCGAATCCAGTAGGTCGCACAAAGTATCTTCCGTACTTTCTAAAAAATGGCCATTCATTATTCGGTTGTAGAACTACAGATTCAATAGAAGAAACATCAAAAGTAATATATGCACACACTTACCCTTAGACCCGGAAAGATAACCGGCAAAGAGCTTCTTAGAATGTACGAGGACCTCACCATTACACCGATAGGCAACTACCTGCGTAGCGGTAGATTTGAAAAGGCAAAAGACATTTGGTACAATGCAATGCAGAAATCATTTTGGTCTATAGTTTCTAAGGGAACAGTTGCAAAATGGGGTAAGCCGAATCTCAATTGCCGTGATCTAGAATCTTCCCCGGGTGTATGGATCTTTGATGATACCGCAGGTGTAACTTGGGTGATTTATTCAGATATGCATCACAAGCATCCATGGAAGGGAACCTCTTTTGAGGTAAGCATAGACGATGGTATTTCAGACAAAACAATGTGTGAAGTAATTCAAAGATTTCTTGATATTTGTAAAGTAGGTGTTTAGGTAAAGGTGTCACAACACCCCTGTGGTACAGTTCAAGCCTACCATTGGGTTGGTGGTAGGACAATATCCATTCCTGTACTCGTAGCTTTCATAAGGTGCCACTCACTATGGTACAGTTAGCAGAAATTACATAGAGTTGAAAGGTTGGCGTCGACGGGTAGTTCCCGGATCGGCGGCCTGGGTAGACTCCATCCCTTTTTTCGTGGCTAACACTGATAAGGTGTAGGGCGATGTCCTGTGAGGTTGTGTCACACAGTGATGTCAAGCTATACTGAAGTGGATGTATACTGAATACGGATAACGCACACCGGCAATAAAAGCCATATTCACTCGTTCTAGTATCGCGACTTCAAGGTGTATTTTATTAATAATAAAATGTACGGGTAGTGGTAATATCTCTGTATGTACAAAAGTAGTTCTTTTTAGATAAGCTCTAATATTCTTACACATCTCTATTTCGCGACTGCCATCTTTTATACCTATTGACTCCTACTCCTATCTAGTACATAATAGGGGTTATGAACAAGGCGCTGACACTCCTGCTTGCAGTCATTCCGGTAAGCCTAAGCACAGGCTCCAATACTTCCTGTTTTAAGCCGGTAAAGAAGATCGACCCCACTCAGGAAAAGTGTTTGGCCACAATGGTATATGGTGAAGCACGAGGGGAGTCGTTTAAGGGTAAGGTGGCAGTTGCACACACAGCCCTTAATAGAGCCGTTAAAAAGACGGTTTGCCAGGTGGTTTTAGCCCCTAAACAATACAGCATCTTTAACAATAACCCAAAGCTCAAAGCTGTGGCTCTGGATGCAAAAGCAGAACCCACTCTTCGAAATCTAATGGATAAGAGTACGTGGGAAGATTCAAAGAAAGCTGCTGCTGCTGCGCTGGCTGGAATTTCTACCGATCCAACCAATGGCAGTACACACTATATTTCAGATACAGTAATGAAACTTAAAGGATACAAGTACCCAAAATGGTCAAAACAGTTTGAAGTAACAATTATTATCGAGAAGCATAGATTTTTTAAATCAGTTGACCCACGTGCGGCATCTCTATAAAATACACACATGGCAAACGATGCACTAGGAAATGAGATTATTGTTGGTAGTTGGTATGGGTATTCAACCTCCAGTAGCGGATGGTCCCATACCACTATCGGTAAGGTCGAATATACCAAGAACGACAAGGCCAGGCTTGTAGACTGTCGGGTTAATCATTATCTATACGGGAAACCGGTGGATAGACCAGGCTGGACAACCGATAAACCTGCTTCTGCCGTAAGCATTCGTAGTGCCATGATTTTTCCCGTTCCACCACAACTTACCAAGGACACACATGAAGACTGAACCTCAAATTATGCATTTCCGTAAACGCAATGGCGACCAACGCGGTGGCCTTACTGTTGCAATTGATTACAACCACGAAGAACGTGCCATCTACGTTGCAGAAGCCAAGTGCAGCCGAAATGATATGTTCAACCGCAAGCTCGGTCGCACTATTGCAACCGGTCGACTGCAAGCCTTCTTTGATGGCCGCTCCAATATTCCGTTGGACCGCCATATCCTGGCTCGAATCGAAATCGGAAAGGGTGAAGTCGTTGATCCGCGCAAGTACAAGGAAATGACTGTTAGGGCCTTGTCCAGCACACTGAAGCACCAGAAGCTGAAGTGATCGACATGCTGCTCTTAGTATTGTAAAATACAAGGGCAGTGTGAGTGCTGAGGTTCGTGGGAAGGCAATGACAATAAGACCTTCCCATTTTAATTTTGCAATCGTTAGCCGAGGATTGAGCTATCCCAGTTCGCTCTACGTAAAGTATAACACGATGGTATGCGGCATGATCAATCATTTGCATCTTCAGGAAATACATGAAGGCTGACATTAAAAAGATTATGTTCGAGGCTGCCGAGTATGCCAAGAAAGTTACGGCAGGGAACCCTTCTTCTTTCGAGGGTGTATTTATGGGCAAATACACAGAGCTGGTTGTTTTGGAGTGTGCTCGTATTTCAAACGAAGCAGATGACACTGTGACTGGACAAGGTACCTCATCAGCCGAAGCATTTAAGAAGCATTTTGGATTTGAGTGATGCGTAAAACTCCTCCATTCTCTGTCGATCAGGATACATTTATCCCGACACTTCATTGTGTCTATCGTACAAAGAATAAAAAGAGACACGCAATTTGTTCTTTCTATTCAAAAGAAGAAGCTGATACATTAGCGGATAGACTAAATAACATTGAAGGATTTTTCTTTGGTGCAACAATGGCACCAATTTTAAAGAAACTTTGAATTTGCGGGGCTGGCTCTTTTCGCCGCGTAGACTACCCGTTTTACAAAAACTTGATAAATACACAGAACAATGTGGAGGAGAGGGGTTTTGAACCCCCGGGACTGTAGTTTAAGAGTCTTAGCCCGTACCAGACCTCCCCCGTTTTGTTTAGATTGGCCCCGTAAGGGGCTTTTCTATGATTTATTTATCTGTAATATCATTCTAAAAAAATATGTTAACTATTAATAAATGGTGAAATAGGTAAACACATAGGACGGATGATAAATAAATGCAAGGAGGACATATGAAAGCATTTATTTACGAATGGACTGATGTAAGAACCAACCTCAAATATATAGGAAGGCATGTAGGGGAATTCGATGACGGTTACATAGGAAGTGGAACAATATTTAGAAAAGAATATGACAAAAGACCAGAGGATTTTTTTAGAAAAATATTGTGGGAAGATATCTATACAACTGATGACATAATAAAAGATAAAGAAGACGAAATCTTAAAACTTATTAGCAATGACGAATTATATCACGGCCCTAATCGAAAATACTATAATCAGGTAAAGAATTCATGGGGGTACTCTTCAAATAATAATCCTATGAGAAACCCGGAAGTTGTACAAAGAATGTTAGAAACACGTGAGAAGAAAGGTATAGAAGCGAATCCGTGGAAGAATACATTAAATAAATACGGCTCAGACGAATTATTTAGAATGAAATCTGAACGAGCTATGAACAATAGATACGGAAATGGTAACAAAGGCAAAACTAAATCTGAAGATCACAAAAATAAAATATCAGAAAGTATTTGCAAGATGTATAAAGATCGTAAGAGATCTCCTAACAGTCAACATGCAAAGATTGGACGTAAGAGAGAAATAGATTATTCATTGCTAGTTAATACAGTTAAAGAATTTGGATTTAATGAGGCGTCGTTAAGATTGCAACTATCTCTTGATTTATTAAAAAGCAGATACTATAATGCTCTTAAGGCATTAGCAAAAGAACAAATTGCTCCGGTGGCGTAAGAGGTAGCCGCAACGGTCTTAAAAACCGTTTTCGAAAGGAGTCCCGGTTCGAGTCCGGGTCGGAGCACCATTTATTTGAACAGTAACCAATCATCAAGGAAATACACATGACACAAAAAGTATATGGACTGATTTCGGACAAAGGTGATGGCAGTGCATCCATGCATTGGTTTCGCACCAAAGAGAAGGTCGACGAAATGCTTGACGAGGATAATGGTCATGAAAACTATTGGGCTGCTAACGAAGGTGGCCCGAGTGCATCATTGACGTTGCCAGCCGATCTCGATTTGAAGGCTGCTGGATTCACATTCTGGTTTGACTAAATACAACCGGAACAATGACAGACGAAGTAAAGTACACCGAAGACGACTTGTTTAGGGTGCTGGCTCGCCCTAAGCTGCCTGAGATGATTAGTCTATATGGTGCTTGGTGGAATTCGTTAATAGTAAAAGATCCTACTAAGCGTATTCCATTCATGAAAAAATACGGATGGACATGGTACGAATTTATTCACGAATGTAAAAGGGCAGGTATACCTACCTACAATATTAAGGTGTGAGGGTCGGTAACCACTGCAAAGTGGCGTAAGGGCGTCTGCGAAAGCATCCTATAACCCGTAAAAACCAAAGCACAGGTAGTGGTGAATATGCCGGACAAAAGGCCCCTATATCACGCGATTGCCATTTCAATCATAATAGTATGAAAATTGATCAATGTAGTCCTAAATAGTATCTTATTCGACGAATATATTCTAAAATCCCCTACGACGGTGGTACAGGGACAGGTATATTTGAATCATTTTCTGAATTCTTAAAGAAAAATAGTGCTGTCGTAGAAGGGCCAATCGATGACGGAGTCATTAAATTTAATTCAGATGTTGATGCAACTATCTTCTTTTTAAAATATAACCATTAGCTTTGTATTTGGATAGATGGTATAATGTAACTATATTAAAGTGTACTATCAAGTATTCTTTAATATGGTAATTGTGATTGTTATCATATACCCATGCACTAGGTACACGAACGTGGTGTACCAAAAGGTAGGTGCTGCCTTAGGAATGTTTTAACAGCCGCTGCAGGAGACTTGTGCATGTTTAATTTTATAGAAAGAAGTTATGCCAAAACTTTACATTCCTGAAATTAGCGATGTGATCACTCTCGCCGCCGATTGGACATTTGATCTCTACAACGAAGATCGAAATAGATCCTTGATGGAATTTCTTCACGACGATTGAGCTCCTGCACGGGGCATCCACCATACGATTGCCCCATGTACTATACCGACAGGATCTCAGCTCAAAATTGACCGTGTATACATCCGTAAAGGCATGTCCGAATTCAGTTCTGTTTCATTCTTATGGGTGGGAAAAAGAGTGCCAGCAAAGATTGAAGCAAAAGAGTGCTGGAGGTATGTAGGAGGTTATAAATGGGGTCAAGAAAATAACAAAAGGGAATTGGTCATAGTGCATGAGAAGATTCCCGCCAAACCTGTTCGCTTCTGGGCAAAGTTGGCTGATGTAAACAATATCGAATTCTCATAATGCATACAATGCAGATCGATGTTCCTTGGTCGGCGTACGGTCAATGTACGTTCTTCATGCCGACAGTCCTGCGGGATTGGTTATATGAACGTGGTCTCCGATATAGCTACGTCAGTAAAAGCTCAGATGGTGGCGGGATAAATGCAAAAACGATGTATATGGTATACAAAATTCATCCCAGTGACGCTACCGCCTTTAAAATCTTCTTCCCCGAGTGTATCGTACATCATATTGAGCAACCAGATTACATTTATTAAAATCTATGTTATAATAGCAAGTACAAGGAGCAGATATGTTCGGATTTATCAAAAAGATGTTCGGAGAAGGCAAGATTCGTGCAGATATTGTCCTTGTGGATGGCACAAAAGGTACAGTGAAGGTTTCGTACAAAGGTGATCTTAGTAACATCGATCACGACGAATTTGCTCGCTATGTGAAAAACACTGCTTTCGTCGAATCAGGGAAAGTTGTTAAGAGTGTCAAAATCGTCGGAATCTGCTGAAGAAATATTAGTCAACGTACTCAGGCGTCCACCGATGCTTGAAGTGACTCGTGAATTTGCAAGCCGATTCTGGGAGTTCTACAAACATCCTGATATTTTTAAAAAATGGCTATTAGATTATGGTTGGCCTAACCAGGATGAATTTTTAGGTCTACCAGTGAATTCAATAAATCACCAGAAGAAATTAGATATCAATTATCATTAATGAACAAGTAGGACACATACATGACACACCAAATCCTGGCATTCGTTGCCTCCGATAATTCAAAGCTGCACAAGATTGCAGCAATTCGTGCTGAAGCAGAAAAAGGCAACAACGACTTCTTTGCCGGCCTGCGCTATGCATATGACAAGATTGACACCTTTGGCGTTAAAAAGGTACCTTTTCATTCGGGTGTGAACGGCCCGGGTCTTTCTTTTGTTGAATTCTCTGCACTTGCGAACGACCTTATCAAGCGCAATCTGTCCGGTGGTGCCGCCCAAATTGCAATTGAGAATGCAATGTCTAAGGCAACCAAAGACGAGTGGGACGGCTGGTACCGGCTCATCCTTACTAAGGATCTGCGTGCAGGGTTTAGCGAGTCCACTGTTAATAAGGCGGTAAAGGGCATTAATCCGGCATACGTAATCCCTACCACACCCTACATGCGGTGTAGCCTTCCCGAAAAATCCAACATGCCCAAGTGGGTTTGGAAAAACGGTATCTACAGTCAGACCAAAGCAGATGGCATATTCGCTAATGTCAACAAAAATGCAAAAGGTGAATTGTGGGTTACATCACGTGGCGGTACCGAATTCCCCGAAGGCTCCCTTGGCATTGAAATATGCCTTGGTGCCACTTTTAACAACAACACTCAAACACACGGTGAGTTGACTGTGTATCAAGATGGTGTGTTGCTACCACGAAAAACAGGCAATGGCATTCTGAATAGTTTGCTCAAGGGCGGAGATCTATTGCCAAATCAAGTTGTGGTATATGATTGCTGGGATCAGATTCCACTAACAGAAGCAACACCAAAGAATGAGTATAAGGTTCCTTATAAGAAGCGTTTTGCACTTGTGTCAGAACAAGTCAATGCTGGTGAGTATCCTGACAGAATTCGACTGACTGAAACACGAATTGTGTACTCTTCCGAAGAAGCACGTATTCACTACAAAGAACATCGTGCCCGTAAACTCGAAGGAACTGTAACCAAGGATGGCGAGGCATTCTGGAAAGATGGCACTTCCAAGGACCAAGTTAAATCGAAGGAAGAGGTTGATGTTGAACTTGAAGTGGTAGGATTTAATCCTGGCAACGGCAAGAATGCCGACACATTCGGGTCTATTAATTTTGAGAGCTCTTGCGGTCAACTCGAAGTTGCAGTGTCTGGTATGTCAGATGATCTTAGGGCGAGCCTTCACGCAAGGCGCCAAGAAGTAATCGGCACTATCTGGACAGTCCGAGGTAATTCGCTGGAGGAGCCTAGTAAGTCGAAAAAGACTAAAACCTGGTGTATCTTCTTGCCTCGCTTGATTGAGGAGCGGCTGGATAAGGATACTGCCGATTCGCTTGTGGAAATCCAGGCACAGTTCAAGGCTGCTGAAGCTGCTGCTGCCCCTTTGGAAGAAGACGACGAGGAGTAGAAATGTCGGGCGAAGATGCCACCTTCAATGTTCTTCGTAGAAGCCCCTTCCGTGAAGTGGTAAAAGAATGCTTTAGGCGCCAAAAAGGAAAAACTGTATTTGTCGACAACGACGAATATATTAGATCTCAAGGGTGGTCTCTTGAGGAATTTTCTAGCAAATTGGATAATATATCAAATGCAGAATGGGTAGAAATTATAGGAGAACCAGCTCGTGGAACAAACTGAAGATGATACCTTTAACATGCTACGTCGTACACCATTTAACGAATTGCTGGATATGCTCTATAATAAAGGCTTCCTTAGCACAACAGAACCTGAGTGTGAGATAATGATTATCAACAATGGGTGGGACCCCGTAGTATTCAGAAAAAGGTTATATGAAATGACTAATCAGGATGCGCAGGTCGCCGATGACCTTGATCTGCTCGTCATCCGTAAGGTAACAGTATAATGAGAAAACGTGAAACACCAGAAGAACGAGCAGCAAGAGAAAAGATCGCCGATCTTGAAAGAAAAGCTGAACGCGAAAGGTACATCGCTAGTCTTCCGCAAAGAATGCATGAAACAAAGAAGAAAATATTTCAACTTGGTGGTCGAGCTGAAATTGATACAGATAGCAAAGGGTTTATCTTAATCATCAACTATGACAATAGGGATACCGGCTGTCGCATCGAGACAACAATCGGTTATGAGTCTGATCCATGGGAATTGGATAATATTGAACATCAACTAGACAGGGAGATTGTCCTTAGACAGGAGAGAGAAGCACGCATTATTTTGGCTCAACAGGTATTTGATAGGTTGACCGAAGAGGAAAAAAAGGCCATGTTGGAGAATTTTCATCTCATTAGGCGTGCCTTCTAATCAGTTGACTTAATTACTAGACCTGCATATAATTAAGCAAGATAGTTAATCACAGCACTTTATATTGTGGTAACTTGCAAACGGATATTCCGAAGCATGGACATTACCTAAAGTTCTGTAATTAATTCTCGCAAGGTGGCCGACCCTGTACATGTTGGTCCTCTAATGGCTGCGCGGTACTTTTTATAATACTACCGTTTCCGGTTTCGAGTCCGGTTGAGAATTATCAAATTTGTCTCTGAATGGGGATGCACATTTGGGATATTCTGTAGGGCCCTGCAAGCATGCCTGAAGGACAGATGTTGTCCAGTTCGAGACTGGAGCAGAGACTTTAAGGACATATGATTTACTACATCAGCAGCGTAATTTTCAGTCTTTCAACATACGTCTTTCATAATTGGTATATCGGTAGAGACCTAGATACAGATGATTTTGTGTCAATGGCAATTGTGTCTTTTCTGCCATTTATAAACCTAGTATGTTGTATAGTATTTTTAATCAGCCTATTTAATGAGATAATTGATATTGATATGTCCAGAATCATTCTAAAAGGGCGTAAAAAATGAATACTACCATTGTTTGGGTGTTGATGACACTTGTCAGTGGTGGAACTTCTGTTCCCACACTGGAATTTACAGGTGAGAAGAAATGTCTTGCTGCTGCCTAAAGGATTGATAAAGCTAAGGCTGAGTATTCCTGGTGGTCAAGCCGGGCGAGCAGATCCTGGTGCGTGTGGATTGAAAAATGAAGTCATCCTTTATTGAGAAGAATAAGAAAAATTGGGGTCCGGAATTTGCCGGGCTTGCAAAATCTCAATATAAGAAATCAGATGACGAAATTGCTGCAATGGGTGCATATACAATGCTATATGAGATTGCTGATAATTTCAAAAACGGTGAACTCAGGACTGAAATTTTAGAATTTGCTAAGGTAAGAATGAAATGAAACCAATTATACAAGAACTACGCAAGAAGGCAGTGGTTGATCGACCAGTTGACTACCTGACCAGCAGTGGCAAGATTGCATTTACAGACACTGAGCGTGGAGTAGACCTTAATCTGTTTGCGGAGTTGATTATTCGTGAGTGTATTGATGTATTAGGCAAATCTGTATATCTTGCAATCAGGGAAGACGGCGAGCAAGAGCATATTGATGTAGTGTTGTTAGAACATTTCGGAGTCGAAGAATGACAAATATTTCTCTAGATCCAGTTACAAAATCTCCAGGTTTTGAACGGCTGAGGAAAATTGACGAGGAGATTTCTGCACATTTTCGTACCGAGAGTGTGAAGCAATGGGTACTCGTTGAAGCTCATTGTAATAAACAACGCAATGAAACAGAAGATTTAAAGAATAAACTCCGCAAATTTCTTAATGAAGATGAGATGCGTATGGTCAGCTTTCCACATGTGCAGAATGTTGTAATACCGCCGGCGAAGGAAAAACGCGAAACTAACTGAAGTGAAATAGTAGTTGACACAGTAAATAAATATTATATAATAAGAACTGTGCAAATTTACAAAGACTGCTGGAAGGTAAGCTAATATCCTCGGATATGCTTTGTTGTCGTTCGAATCGACATTGTAAATAAAAGACTATGCGCGAAAGCGTGTATCGTCCTGTCCCACCCAAGAAGCAGGATGTAAGGTAGGGGTTAATCCCCTATTCTATGCGGGCAAAGCAGTGGAAAGCTGCCGGGCTTTAGTAAAATGCCCTCGTTGGTGAACTGACATCAACAAAATACGGCTTGGGGGTGACGCATAAACCATCGGAACACAACTGATGAGACCTAATAGGTCGAAACAGAAGAGCTTGTAGCGGTGCTGGTTCGGGAATATGATTCGGTGTTGATTGGGCAACACCTTGAGTCAATACAGCATCGTCTCGCTCTTCTGTATTGTGTTAGGAAACTAATGCATCCAGAGCGGAATCATCTGCAAAGGAGATATATTCAACAAAATGCAAACTAAAACTAAACTATGAGGGTCTAAGAAGCCCAGCCGCTAGCCTGGTGACAGGCTATGCTAATATTAATAGGGGTAAAACCCGAACCGCTTATTATCTGATGCCGTAAGGTATTGGTTAATAATGTATTTATAGATATGATTTAAAAAGAGAAAGTTGCTAGGTAGATGGAGGTGTAACAACCGTAAGTCGAACTAGATAGGGATAGCCTGGGGTTTCCCCCAGGCTTTCTTTATTTCCTCTTGACGTTTTTAATTTAGGCAATATAATTAATCTATGAGTTTAAATATTGATCACATGGTGGAATTGGCATTGCAAAACCTGCAACAACAGGTAAAAAACCATGCTGAAAAATTATCTTTCCAAGTCAAACAAGATTTTCAAAACAGAAAACTGGCCACACTTTGGTATCGATGGGACCATGAGGAACTTTTGTGGGAATTTAACCACTTAGAAGATGGTCATTGCCAAAATTCAAAGCCAACCGTTCAGCACCCTGCCCAGACAACAAAATGGAAAAATGGTAAATGGGCAAAAGCTTTTGTGCAACTCAATCCCGGAAATGTTGTTGCACCTTTTCAAATTATTCTTTAGGAGACGATGATGTTGAAAATTGATACCACTGAAGACAACCGTGGCCCTGCTGGCATCGATGCCGTAGGCGCAATTATGGATATCAAACGGCGAAACAAAGAAAACGAACATCTCTGGAATACAGCACAAAAGCAGATGTCTGAAGATTTGCACCGCCTTGTGTGTGATGCATTCGTCCATCAAGGAGGAAGAGTATATCCACCTAATTTCAGAGAAACAATGATTGTTGTAAAGGTTGATAACTATCGTGTAAGATATCTGCGTGATCCTGCATATGTAATTCTGGAATCTTTCTGTGAAAGTAATGGAATTTTAGCTAAGGCACCCGGCAACAAAGATGTACTGAAATTTCATATTGGGCAGACTGCTTCTCAGAAACAACTCTGTAAATCATCCAAAGCTACTAAACCAACATTAACCAAAGCACAAATTCTTCGAAATAAGCAACAAAATAAAAGTCATAAGAAAACTGTCAATAAACAATAATGCATTGTAGTCCTGTAATATATAGTGATTGTGGGAAACTCTCCGGGTATATTGAATATACCGGCGGAGTTTCCTTCCCATTGTCCTGTATTGTAAGGGTGTGGTGGAAAGGCCATAATATAAACAAGTATGCCAGCCCACGACGTGAAGATCCTATTTATGTGATGTCTTTTGGTAATCACGACTTGGCTGAGAATAAGTTGTTGGAATTGCTTGAGACACCTTTATTTACGGTTCTCAAATATCCACCGCGGCACGATTCTAATCATTGATATGAGTCTTATTGCGTCAATTAAATTCCCAATTAGCTTTCCTTTCACTAAAGAGGAGCTAGAGAATGTCCCAATGGATGAATTTAGTAGTTGACGACATCTACCTGTTGCGTTATAATTAATACAACTTAACAAAGGAGCCGATCATGGCAAGTCTCAAGAAGTGTATTGAATTGAAGTGCAAGCAGTGTACGTATGATTCCTCTCAACCCGGATCCTGGCGCGCACAGGTTGAAGCATGTACTGTGCGTTCTTGCCCTCTGTGGGAAGTTCGGCCCATCACGATGGAGACGATCCAACTGCGGCGTGGCGCATCCAAGGGTAACGATATCGACACCATGCTGGCTGGTTTGCCCGACGAAGACGAAATTAACGCTTAAGAAATCATATGAGCTTCCTTGGTAAAACAATTAAATTGACGGGTGTGAGTCAGAAGGGTAAGAACCGTGTTCGCGAGAACGGTGATACCTGGACGGTCTTTGCGGAGACCGATCATATCCTATTTGCACCAAATGATCTCGGCCCGTGGCTTTACATCTCTCCAGAAGGAAAGATGCACGACGATAAAGCCTCGCGCTGGGTAAGAGCTACAGGTGACAAGGATTTTATTGTGGTTGGCAAGGACACTTGACGGCGCAGTCAATCTAAGTTACAGTAGAGTCAAGTTGATTGGAGTTAGCCAATCAACTTGTAGAGTTAGTTAACACACACAAACTGGAGTTTTTCATGGATCAAAATACCGCTGCTACCACTGCTTCCACCGAAGCGACCACCACTGTTGCTGCCACCCCGGCTGCTCCCAAGGCCCCGAAGGCACCTTGCAAGAAGTCTGGCGCACTGGCCATCTTCCAGGCCAAGCTGGCCGAACGTGCCCAGGGTCTGTTCGGCTCTAACAAGGAGTTCCGCGCTGCTGTACTGACTGAAATTCAGGCCAAGCTGGGCGTGTCCGTTCCGTCGGCCGCTACCATGTACAACGCCGCGAAGAAGGAAGCCGAAGCTGCTGACGCCACCGTTGGTTTGGGTCGTGACCCGAAGAAGGTTAAGGCACCAAGCACTGGTAAGCGTGGCAGGCCGGCTGGTTCCAAGAACAAGGAAGTTGCCGCCCCGGTTGCCGAAGTTGCCGCCCCGGTTGCCGAAGTTGCCGCCCCGGTTGCCGAAGTTGCCGCCCCGGTTGCCGAAGTTGCCGCCCC